TAAATCAGAATTAATGAAAGTCTGCTTAGCAGGTAATGGATCTTATAAGATATTAGATATGATGGAGATTGATTCAATTCCTTTTGTTTCAATGACTCCAATTATTATGCCTCACAGATTTTATGGTAGATCTGTTTCTGAACTTATAGAAGATATACAATTAATTAAATCTACTGTTATGAGACAGATGTTAGATAATATGTATCTAACTAATAATAACAGAATTGCTATTCAAGATGGTCAAGTAGCTATGGATGATCTTTTAACAAATCGTCCAGGTGGTATTGTAAGAACTAAACAACCACCACAAAATGTTATGCAAGTCATGACAGCTCAACCTATTACAGAACAAGCTTCAGGACTATTAAATTATTTAGACTCAGTAAGAGAAGCAAGATCAGGTGTTACAAAATCTTCACAAGGTTTACAATCAGATGCACTTAATACAGATACTGCAACTGGCATGAATCAAGTTTTAACACAATCTCAAATGAGAATGGAATTGATTGCTAGAACTTTTGCAGAAACTGGTGTTAAAGATTTAGGAATTAAGATATTTGAATTACTTTGCAAGTATCAGCAAAAAGAAAAATTAGTTAGAATTAGAGGTGAGTTTATACCTATGACTCCATACGAATGGAGAAACAGAGTTAACTTATCTGTTAAAGTAGGATTAGGTACAGGTTCTAAAGAACAACAACTTATCCTTCTTAATGGTATTTTACAAAGACAACTACAAGCAATACAATTACAACAGAATGTATATGGCCCAGTAGTTAATCTTAAAAATATATATTCTACATTACAAAAACTTGTAGAGAATGCAGGTCTTGGAAGTGTAGAACCTTTCTTTATGGATCCTGAAGTAGGTGCATCACAAATGCCACCACTTCCACCTAAACCACCAACAGAGTTTGAAAAAGTATCATTAGCTCAAGTACAAGGTGAAAATGCTAGAAAATCTCTAGATGCTGAAGTAGCTATGAAAAAACTAGAATCTGAATTAAGACAGAGTATGCTTGATTTTGAACTAAAAGTTAAAGAGATGGAACTTAAATATGGTACTAAAATAAATGAGCTTGAAATGAAGAACCGATCTATGGTAGAAACACAACAAGTTAAACAATCAGGTGATTTATTTAAAGAAATAATGAAAGGTCAAAAAACATTTTTTAATGACAAAGGATCTAACAAAACAGATTTCGCAGGGAACAAAGGCCCAGTTAATACTGGACGAACCCCTGATGAAAGAGGCGATTAGTTATTTAAAAACTCGATACAAAGAGGAAATATTTAACACGTCTTATAAAGATCACGATCAAAGACAAGTTCTTTGGATGGCCTATAATATGGTCGACAAAATTAAAGGACATCTTGAGTCTGTGATGAATGAAGGAAAACTAGCCTCCAAAGAGCTAGATCAACTACAAGACTTAACTAAGTAATTAGAAGTCTATTTCGCTAATCCAATCCAGGAAGCGATCAACCTAAAAGGAGAATCTATGCAAGTAGATAAAACTATAAAAGGTGCTGCTGATAAAATAACAGGATTACTGAATCCTCAAGAAGGACAATCAGAACCTGAGAAAAAACAGACAGAACCACAAGAGCAAACACAGGAAAAACCAGTTGAAGAAACTAAACCTGATGTTGTTGAAGAAGTTAGCCAATCCGAGACTGAGGAAGCTAAACCTGAAACTGAAAGCTCTGAAATAACTGAGACAGAACAAACCGAACAACAAGAAGCACAAGAACCTTCACTCCACCGAGTCAAAGTACAAGGTCAAGAGTTAGAGGTCAGCTTGGACGAATTGAAATCAGGTTATTCAAGAGACTCAGATTATAGACAAAAGACTCATGCTTTATCGCAAGATAAGAAAACACTTGATGAACAAAGACTGAGCCTTAGTCAAACGTATGACAGTAAGCTCAAAGAATTGAATGATTTAATTGGCATGGCCAGTAACTATATCAGTCAACCTTCTAACGATGCAGATCTTAAAAAGATGTATGAAGAAGATCCTGCGAATGCTGCTAAGATAGATTTTGAAATGCGTCAGCAAAGAGAATCTTTTAATAAACTAAAGTCTCAAACTGAAGCAATCAAAGCACAGCAGTATAATCAATACATAGAAGAACAAAAAACTTTGGCAGCAACTAAGATCCCTGAATATAGTGATCCAGTTAAGTCTGTTACTTTCAAAAATCAGATGAAACAATCTTTATCTGAATATGGATTTAACGAACAAGAAATTGGTTCATTAGCAGATCATAGATTCCTTATGGTTCTAAGAGATGCAATGGGATATAGAGCCTCGAAGGCAGCACCAGTAACTAATAAAAAAGTTACTACAGCTCCTAGAGTAATTAAGTCAGGAACTCCTAAGATGGAGGATTCTAAACGTGCTACTGTTAAACAAAAAATTGGTAGAGTGAGAAAGTCAGGTAAACTGAACGATGCTCATTCTGCTATTCTTGAAATAATCTCAAAAAACAAATAGGAAAATAACATGGCACAACCAACAAACACCTTTGATACGTACGATGCAGTAGGTATTAGAGAAGATCTACAAGATGTTATTTACTCAATTTCTCCAACTGAAACTCCTTTCATGAGTGCAGCTGCGAGAGAGCAAGTAAAAAACACTTTTCACGAATGGCAAACAGATAGTTTAGCTGCTGCTGTAACTAATAATAAAGTTATAGAAGGCGATGAAGCTACTCTAGATGCATCAACAGCAACTACTAGAATTGGTAACTACACACAGATAATGGATAAGACTGTAGTAATTACTGGTACACAAGAAGCTGTAGATAAAGCTGGTAGAGCAAGTGAACTTGCATACCAAATTGCTAAAAAATCCAAAGAGTTAAAAAGAGACATCGAGTCTACTTTATTAACTAACCAAGTAAGAGCAGCTGGTAATGCATCAACTGCAAGAACATTTGCTTCTATAGGTGCTTGGATTGCAACTAACGATAACTTCGATTCAGGTGGATCATCTCCAACTGCTTCTGATGGTTCTGACGCAAGAAACGATGGAACTCAAAGAGCATTAACTGAATCTATGTTGAAAGACGTTATCAAAGGAACATGGAATGCAGGTGGTAACCCATCTGTAATCATGGTAGGCCCATTTAATAAACAGAAAATCTCAGGATTTACTGGTGGATCTACTAGATTCGATGCTTCAGAAGATAAAACTTTATACACTTCAATCGATGTATATTCTTCTGACTTTGGTGATTTAGAAGTAGTACCTAACAGATTCTCTAGAGATAGAGATGCTTTAGTTTTAGATATGGACTATTGGTCTGTAGGGTTCTTAAGAGACTTCACAATGCATGAACTTTCTAAAACTGGTGACTCAGAAAAAAGACAGCTATTAGCTGAACTTACTTTGATCTCTAGAAATGAAGGTGCTTCAGGTGGAGTATTCGACTTAACAACATCATAATCTATAAATACATAGGGGAGTAACCTCAAAATACTCCCCTTGTATCAACCCAAAATATGAAGTATTAAGAGGTCAATAATACGGAACATACAAAGGAGAAAACATGAGAACATTAAACGACTATTTTATACATGCCGAAATCGAAGATATTAGTACAGCTTCATCTACATTTGTTGCAGTACCTGATGGTGGAAAAGTAATTAAAATTATTACTGCTTTACAAGGTGCAATAACAAGTGCTGATGCTGCATTAACTTTTGAAATCGGTGGAACTGCTATGACAGGATCTGCAATAACTGTTGCAAATTCAGGTTCAGCAGCTGGAACTGTAGATACATCAGAGCCTACTGCTCTTAACAGAGTTGAAGAAGATGGCACTATTGAAATAATTACAGATGGTGCATCTAGTGGTGCTAAGAAATGTCTTGTTACATTTGTAGTAAGAAGATAATAAATTAATATTGGGGAGAGCAATCTCCCCTAACAAATTAAAGGAAAATAATATGAATTACGGATTAAGACATGGAACTGTATTAAAGCTTACTTCAGGAAGTTCATCTTCTGCAAGTTCAGCTTTTTCAGCTAACATAGAATACATAAGAGTAGTAAGTACTATTGCTTGTCATATACAAGTAGCTGTATCGCCAACAGCAGCAGTTACCACTACATACTTACCTGCAAATGAAGTTGAAATTATTAAAGTTTCACCTGGAGAAAAGATTGCAGTATTAAGAATTGGTGGATCTGATGGAGAATTATACGTTACAGAACTAAGTGAATAATGTCTATACTAAGAGATCAGGAATCTGACGGAACTAAATATTTCGTAGAAGCTGATGGAAAAATAACAGTTAAAAGATCACAAGATGTTAATCCTATTCTACAAAAGAATAAAAGATTATATAATCTTAATGATGGTTATTCTCAAACAAAAGATATTAAACGTGTAGCTAGTATTCCAACTATGGTTTTAGAACTATGGGCTAGAGAATATAATGGAACTAATAATTGGTGGCAAATACCCAAATCAGAAAGAACAAAAATTTTAAAGTTAAAACTTAATAGTAACGAGTATCGTTATTTTAGAACAGCATCAGGAAGAATGTAATGGCATTATCAACATATACAGAACTTAAATCATCAATAGCAAATTTCTTAAATAGATCAGATTTAACAACTGAGATACAAGATGATTTTATAAAACTTACTGAAGCTGATTTTAATGCTAAGTTACGTATAAGACAAATGGAACAAAATGATGATGTTACTATTAACGCAGAATTAGTAACTGTACCAACAGGTTTTATATCTGTTAGATCATTTCATATATTATCAGGTGGTACTAAATATCATTTGGAATATATAACTCCAGGAAATATGTTTGAAATTAAAGGAGGTTCGACTTCAGGTATGCCTAGAACGTATACTATAGAGTCAGATAATGGTACTGAAAGTTTTAGATTCGCACCCCAACCTGATACGAGTTATACTGGTAAGCTACAATATTATAAAGCTTTTACTGCTTTGTCTGATAGCGATACCTCTAACTATATTTTGGCAAATCATCCGTCTGTTTATTTATATGGGGCCTTATATCATGCTAGTAATTTTATCGGTGGGATCGACACTAACCAAACGCAACAATGGCTAGGTATGTATTCAGCAGCTCTTGAGAGATGTGAGAATAATGACAAACAAGATTCATATGGTTCTGCACCTGTTGTTCAAAGAACAGATGTAAGTACAGATCTATCATTTTATAGGAGAAAATAATGCAGATACCTTTTGGTGAATGGTTACCTGATCAACCTAAACATTTGAATCCAGGTGCTAACGTAGCAACAAATGTATACTATGCATTAAACTCATATAAAAGATTTCCCTCTTTGGTAAACTATAGCTCTAATAATATTGGAGCTGATGCTAGAGGTGGTGGTTCTTTTAGAAATAATGCAGGAGCTGTATTTAATTTTGTTGCAAAAAATACAGATATTTATCAATTAAGTGGTGGAGCTTTTACATCACGTAAAGGATCTCTTTCAGGAACTAATACAGATTTTTGGACATTCACACAATTTGGTAATTATGTTATAGCAAGTAATGGTGTAGATGCACCTCAATATTATTTAATGGGAACATCAACTAACTTTGCTAATCTGTCAGCAATACAAACAGCAGGTACTGTTCCAACATTTAGAGTTTCAGGTGTTATAAGAGATTTTTTAGTAACAGGTAACCAAACATCAAATCAAAATAGAATCCAATGGTCTGGAATTAATGATATTACAACTTGGTTATCAGGAACTAAACAAGCTGATCAACAAGATCTTCCAGGATCAGGTGGTGAAATTGTAGCTATCACTTCAGGTGAATATGGCTATGTATTTAGACAAAACCAAATTATTCGTATGGATTATGTTGGTGGAGCAACTGTATTTAGATTATCTGTAATATCTCCTAATAGAGGAGCTGTATATGGTAAGACTGTAGCACAAGATAATAGACGAGTATTCTTTTATGCTGATGATGGATTTTACGAAATACAAGGTGATAATGTAGTTTCAATAGGTGCAGAAAAAGTAAATAGATTTTTTGATCTTGATGTTAACAAAGCATATTTAGATAGAATAGTAGCAGCTGTTGATCCTTTTAATCAACTTGCTATGTGGCTTTATCCATCAGTAAATAACTTAAACAATACTACAGGTGTTTGCGATAGAATTATTATTTATAACTATGCTACTAAAAAATGGTCTATAGCAGAAACAAATGCTAGTTTTATATTCAACCAATTTGTAGGAGCT